GCAAAGCCACCGATCCCCGAACAAAGGTCTATATGATCTCTATTCATTTAATCCTCTACAATAAGCAAGTCCGACTTCTACTGTATCATCAAGTTCTACAGATTGTATCAAATCTTCATCTGTTAAATCTGCTAATCTTTTTATAATTGCTTTCCGAATATCATCTGCTCTTACAGATTCATCAGAATCTTCGGTTTCATGATCAACACTAAATCCTAAAAAACCTCTACTATTGTATTTCATTTAGTCCCCCCTATTTCTATTTTGAATTGTAGACGTAGATATTCTTTTAACTCTACCTATGTCTTTATCCCTGTCGGCATGAGGATGATCTTCAAATCTTTCATCCTCCCCTAATTCTTGCCTTGTCTTATTTTTATTTTCTTTTTTAATTTGAAGATGTAGGTCAAGAATAGAATTTCTTATTCTTTGACCTGTCTTATCTCCTCGTTTACTCATTATAGTTCTGCCTCAAAGCTACACTCTCCATTGTCCTTGATGCATTTGAGAATCTGTTTCCCAAGTTCAAGTCTTGCATACCATTCTAAAAAGAACTTAACTCCGTTCTCGGTATGAATGCGACTACCAATAACATTCTTATCTAAAAAATCGGTTAACATCTTATCATTGTATCCGTCATTGCCATCGGTTTTAAAGAAGTTATCTAGGTGCTTTTTGTATTCTCCTAAACAATTTTTACAATCTTTGATACCCTCTTTTACTTTATCTAAATGATCTTCATCAAAGTAGTATTGAAGATGACACGCAGTTCCCTTACTTCCAAAGAAATCAGCATCATCAGAACTCTGAACGGCAAACCAAAATTTACCCTCAATATCTCCATTATAATATCTACCCATTATTTTTCTCCTCTAAATTAAATTCATATTTAAGTTTCCACATTGCATTATCCATTTCTTTTATGTCGGATAAATAGACATCTTCTAATTCTCTAATACAATCCAAGACCCTATACAATGTAGCATGTGTTTCTTTAACTGCTTGTAGTTGGTGTTCAGTAAGATTTTTTATAGCCTTTTTTCTTGTGGCTTTTATTTTATCTTGCTCTAATTCCCATTTAGATTTTCTACCCATTTACTTTCTCCCTGATTAATTTTAATAGTTTACATAAATTCTTTACTTGAATAATTCCATGATCATCTGTGTCATTCAAAATAATGTCTGAGTGATAATCAAGAACTTCTTCTAAAAGAAATAATTCTTCATGATCAAAATTCATTTAGTCCTCCTTTTCAAAATAACCTAATAAAAATTGTTCAACATCATCGTACTTGTCGTTAAAGATATCTTGACCCTCATCAGTATATCTTTCTTCATCCTCCGTTTTCACAAGCATGGTTTTATATTTCTCATCTCCTAATTCTGAAATCATTAACCATTCTGCTATTTGAGATTGAATCTCTAAGAAAGTCGGAGTTGTTATTTTAACTGTCATTTAGTCCTCCTAATATTTCATTACCTTGACCTAAAAATTTTACACAACATTCTCCAAAAAGTTTATGTGCTTTTATTTCATTGATATCTCCCTCGTCATAGAGTTCAAAAAGTTCGTTAACTCTTCCATAAAGATCATCAATACTCATAACCATTTTAGTTCTTTGTGATTTGGAAATTGTCTTAGTCATGACTTCTCTCCCTTAATCATTATTTCATCCATTTCTTCATCAAATTTGAATTTATCCAAACAAAAATCAAATGCTTGTTGATAAGTATTAAAACCTTTTTTGAATAATAGAATTCCATTAAAATCATAAATATAATATTTAAACATTATTTCTCCTCTATTAATCCTAGTTCTATATATTTAACATCACAATTCTCAACAGTATCTCCACTTCCAATAATTCCCACTAACTTTAATGGGATATCAAATTGTGTGTCAGCTAAAGCATGATTAGTGTACATAAAATCTACTCTCGTATTCTCATCATGCCTCGATAAGT